CTTGTCCGACAGTTCCAGGGCGCGTTCCAGATACGGCAGGGCGGTGGCCGGATCCTTCGCCATGAGCGAGTAGCCGGTTGCCTTGCGCAGCTTGGCGCGCACCTGGTCGGGCATGTCGTGCTGGTCGGTCATGTCCATGACCTGCAGCAGCTGCTGCGTGTCGATGGCGGCGGCCGGATCCAGCTTGAGCGCGCGCAGGGCGGTGTCCGCCACTTCCTCGGCCAGCACCGTGGCCAGCGTGCGGTCGTATTGGTCGGGCATCGTCATGCCGTTCTGCAGGACGTAAGCCGCGATCCGCAGCGCGCCGGCGAAGTCGCCCACGTCGATGTGCCACACCATGATGGTGGTCAGCACTTCATCCTGGGCGCCACGGCCGCCTTCCAGCGCACCGTTGACGTAATCGGCGTAGTCGGGCAGCAGTTCGCGTTTCACGTCCACCTTGCGCTCGATGGACTGCAGGGACTTGAGGCGGCGCCGGTCGGCCATCAGCTTAACCAGCATCAGCTCGTAAGCGCTGGCGCCGGCCATGGTGTCATCCGGCGCGGCGGCCGCAGCCGCCTTTGCCGCCGTCACACGCTCATAGTGGCGCTGTGCCGGGGATTTCATCAGGCCGCCCAAGCGGTTTTGATGTTCTCGACCAGTGCGCCGGCGCCGAAGTCTTCCACCACATAGGCGTCGTTGCTGGACTCGTAGTTGGCCACGCGGTCGCTTTGCGGCTCGTCGATCATGGCGCGGCGGCGGCCGCCTTCCTGGTAGTAGATCGACAGGTTGGCCAGCGTGGTGATGAACAGCGCATTGGCCGGGAAGAACGGAACACGCACCGCCGGCAGGCCGCCGATACGCTTCTGGCTGATGATGACGTCGGCCGCCATTTTTTCGCTGGCGTCCTGGTCACGGTTGATGATCGGGAAGTACTTGTCCGCCAGCAGGGCGCGGCCGCAGATCACCACCAGCTCGGTGTTCTCGGCGTGTACCGCGTCGACCAGGCGGTTGGTGGCGTCGAAGACCAGAGCGTCCAGGTTCTCGTAGTCATGGCCAGCGGCGGCGCCGACGCGCACTTCGCCAGGCTGGGCGCCTTCGTCCAGGACGCGCTCCGGCGCTTCCTCGCGGTACTTCTGCAGCCAGCCCTTGTTCACGTCCTGCAGCAGCGGGTTGGTGACGCGGTTGGACGTGGCGGCGCGGTCCACGCCGTTCCAGCCGATCATAATGCGGTCCAGCGCCTGCTGCTTAACGATCACGTCGCGCAGCTGGGTTTGGAAGTTCGGGAACTTCGCCCACATATCCAGCTTGTTGTAGCGGAAAGCGGTGTCGAAGTTGGTTTGCGTGCATTCGTAATCCTTGCCGATCAGGTTGGAAGGATCGTTTGGCACGCGCGGGCCCAGGGTGGTGTCCTTGGTGCCGGCGATGGTGCCGCCGACGCCCAGGCCCAGCTTTTCGCCCTTCTGCTCGGTGACGGGCACAACGTTGATCTTGCTCAGGAAGTCGCTGGACTCCTGCACGCGCTTTTCCAGGGTCTGCTGCACCGTTGGCGAAACGCTGAATTTCTTGCTGGCGTCAGGCACGCCGTTCAGTTGGGCGATGGCTTCGGCGTAAGCGTTGAAGACCAGGCGGGTTTGATTCTGCATCGTGATTTCTCCGGTAAATGATGGGGGTGTGGCTGCTGGTTAGCAGTCGGTCTTGAGTTGGCCGCTGCCGCCGGTGGCCACGCGGCGCGCTGGCGTGCCGTCCGAAGTGGCCGACAGCTTGGCGGTCAGGTCGGCCAGCTTGTCGCCCTGTTCCTTGATGGTCTTGGCCTGTTCGGTGACGGTGGCGGTCAGCTGCTGGAAGGACTCGGTGGCGTGGCTGGCCAGCTCCAACACGGCGGCGTTCACGTCCGCGAAGCGGGCGTCAGCAGCCTGGCCGGTTTCCTTGGTGTTCTTACCCAGCAGCGCCTTGACCTTGGACAGCAGCACGGTGGCAATGCCTGGCGCTTCCATGTCCAGGACCAGTTCTTCGCTGGCAGCGGTGAACAGGTTTTCCGGCGCCAGCTTGCGCTTGGCCATGGTGTCCGGGTTCTTGGCGGCGAAGGCCAGCATTTCCGTGCCCAGGCTGGCCGGGCTGTCGGTGACAGCCAGGCCGACCAGGTAGGCCTCGCCGGTATCGGCAAACTTCGGGTTGATTTCGCAGGAGGTGTAGACCTTCTGGCTGGCCTTGGTCATGGCCACCAGCTCCGGGGTGGGCTTGATCTGGGCGTACAGGCCCAGCTTGCCGTCCGCTTCCTCGCGGGTTTCCAGTGCCAGCACGTCGCCGTAGGCTTTGAACGGGCTGTCAGGGGTATAGCCCTTGATGTGTTCCAGGTTGATGCGGGCGCCGTACACCTCGACCGGGTCATAGTTGGCGGCCATCTGTTCCAGCCACACGCGCTCGATGGTGCGGCCGTCGGTGGTCGCGCCTTCCTTGGCGATGCGGAAAAACTTGGTCTTGTCGGCGTGGTTGTCGGTGCCGCTGGTGGCGACGGTGCCGAAGGCGCCCAGGCCCATCAGGCCCAGGCTGGCGGCATCGGCGGCGCCGGGCACCGGGATCTGTACGCCAGTGGCGGCGTGCGCGCTGGCGGCGATGCCCAGCAGGCCGATGGCGGCCAGCGTGAGCGAGATGTGACGTTTGCGAATCATTTTTTCTCCAACATGGTTGAGTGGTGTTGACCATGGCCATGTTGTCCTGTCGCGCCCTCTGGCTCAACGTGCGGCCGCTGTACCGGCTACGGGCACACCAGCGCCTTGATGCCCTCACGCGCGCGTGGCCCTACGCTTCGTCCATGCTCGACAAGACCACCACCGAACAATCCGAATTTGACCCGCGCCGCGCCGCCCGTGCCCTGTACTGGCAGGGCTGGCGCATTTCGTCCATTGCGCGCCACCTGGGCATCAAGCGCGCCACGGTGGAATCGTGGAAGCAGCGCGACGAGTGGGACAAGGCCACGCCGCTGGAGCGCATCGAAACCTGTATCGAAACACGCCTGGTGGCGCTTATCTCCAAGCCGGAGAAGGAAGGCCGCGACTTCAAAGAGATTGACCTGCTGATGCGCCAGATGGGCCAGTCGGCCCGCGTGCAGAAGTACGAACAGACCGGGAAGGAAAGCGACCTTAACCCGAACCTGGAGCGCAAGGACGCCAAGCGCAAGAAGGGCGATCAGAACGAATTCAGCGAAGACCAGGTCGAGAAGATCCGGGAGGCCTTCCTGGATTCGCTGTTTGACTATCAGAAGGTGTGGTACCGCCAGGGCGACCGCCGCACGCGCAACATCCTCAAGTCGCGCCAGATCGGCGCCACCTGGTACTTCGCCCGCGAGGCCCTGCTCGATGCGCTGGAGACTGGCCGCAATCAGATCTTCCTGTCCGCCAGCAAGGCCCAGGCGCACGTGTTCAAGCAGTACATCATCCAGTTCGCCAAAGAAGTTTGCGGCGTGGAGCTGCGCGGCGATCCCATGGTGCTGCCGAACGGCGCTACCCTGTACTTCCTGGGCACGAATGCCCGCACGGCGCAGTCCTACCACGGCAACTTCTACTTCGATGAGTATTTCTGGGTGCCGAAGTTCAAGGAGCTGAACAAGGTGGCGTCCGGCATGGCCATGCACAAGCAATGGCGCAAGACGTATTTCTCAACGCCGTCCGCCATGAGCCACAGCGCCTATCCATTCTGGAGCGGTTCGCACTTCAACCGTGGCCGTGACAAGTCCAAGCATATCCACCTGGACGTGTCGCACACCGCCCTGGCGCAAGGCCGTATGTGCGAGGACCGCCAGTGGCGCCAGATCGTGACCGTGGAAGATGCCCACGCCGCCGGCTGCAACCTGTTCGACCTGGACGAGTTGAGCATGGAGTACAGCGCGGAGGAATACGCCAATCTGCTGATGTGCCAGTTCATTGACGACACGGCCTCGATCTTCAAGTTTGCGGACCTGCAGCGCTGCATGGTCGATACCTGGGAAGTGTGGGAGGACGTCAAGTTCCTGGCGCTGCGCCCGTTCGGCCATCGGCCCGTGTGGGTCGGCTATGACCCGGCCTTGTCGGGCGACTCGGCCGGCTGCGTAGTCCTGGCGCCGCCGGCTGTCCCTGGTGGCAAGTTCCGCGTGCTAGCCAAGCACCAGTGGCGCGGGATGGACTTTGAAGCCCAGGCGCGCAGCATCAAGGAAATATGCCAGCAATACAACGTGACCTACATGGCCATTGACACAACCGGCATCGGCGCCGGCGTTCACCAGCTGGTCAAGCAGTTTTATCCGGCCGTGGTGCCGCTGCAGTACTCGCCCGAAGTCAAGGGCCGCCTGGTTCTCAAAGGCCTGTCCGTCGTCGGCAACGGCCGCCTGGAGTTCGACGCCGGCTGGACGGATCTGGCGGCGGCCTTCCTAGCGATCCGCAAGACCGTCACGGCCAGCGGCCGCCAGGTCACATACGCCGCAGGCTACAGCCAGGAAACCGGCCACGCCGACCTGGCCTGGGCCTGCCTGCACGCAATGGGCAACGAACCGCTGGAAGGCGGCACGGCCACCAACACCTCAATCGTGGAGATTTACACATGAAGAAGAAACACAGCGCGGCCGCAGCTCCGGCTGCCGCTCCCGCAGCGGCCCGCCCGGCCGCCAATATCGAAGCCTTTACCTTTGGCGATCCCACGCCGGTCATGGACCGCGCGGAGATCCTGAACTACGTGGAGTGCCTGTCCAATGGCCGATGGTACGAACCGCCGGTCAACTTCAGCGGCCTGGCCAAGTCGTTCCGCGCCGGCACGCATCACGCCTCTGCCATGTACTTCAAGGCCAATGTGCTGGCGTCCACCTTCATCCCGCACAAGCTGCTGTCGCGGGCCGCGTTCGGCCGGTTCGCGCTCGACCAGGTGGCGTTCGGTAACAGCTACTTGGAGCGTCAGGACAACATGCTGGGGCGTCCGCTGCAGCTGGTGCCGTCGATGGCCAAGTACACGCGGCGCGGCCTGGAGCCGGGGCAGTACTTCTTTCTGGACGGCTCCGGCAGATCAGGCGACGAACACGAATTCAAGGCCGGGGCGGTCTTCCACCTGATGACGCCTGACATTAACCAGGAAGTGTATGGCCTGCCGGAATATCTGAGCGCCCTGCACTCGGCTTGGTTGAACGAGTCGGCCACCCTGTTCCGCCGGCGCTATTACGAGAACGGATCCCACGCCGGCTTCATCCTCTACATGACGGACCCGGCCCACAGCGAGGCGGACGTCAGCGCGCTGCGCCAGGCCTTGAAAGACAGCAAGGGACCGGGCAACTTCCGCAACCTGTTCATGTACGCACCGAACGGGAAAAAGGACGGCATCCAGCTTATCCCCGTGTCCGAAGTCACCGCCAAGGATGAGTTCTTCAACATCAAGAATGTGAGCCGTGACGACATGCTGGCGGCGCATCGGATCCCGCCGCAGCTGCTGGGCGTGGTGCCGAGCAATACGGGCGGGTTCAGCGACCCGGCCACCGCTGCCCGTGTGTTTGGAAGGAATGAGATTAAGCCGCTGCAAGACCGTTTCCTGCAGCTGAACGACTGGCTCGGTGATGAGGTAGTGCGGTTCAGTGAATACAGCCTGGATCCAGCACCGCAGAAGTGACTGCCGGCGAACAGGGCGGCGAAAAAAAGGGCCGTTGTATCGGCCCTGGTTTGATCGTTACTTTTTGCTGTGCTGTTCTGCCTCGTATTGCGCGATCATTCGATCCCGTTCGGCGGCTAACTGTTCCGGCGTTGCATTGCGCAAGTTCGCCCAAGGATCAGCGGCAGTCTGTATTGCCGGCAGCTCCCGCTCAAAACCTGGAATGCTTGGCTGACTTGGCGGGTCTTCGCCTGGGCCAGTCGGCAACTGTGTTTCGCTCGGATGCAGCACCGGAATTTTTCGCAAGCTGCTGCGGGTAAGCATCGTGGCGTCTTGGTCGTCCAGGTTGGCAACCACAGCAGCGCTAAACAGAGAAAGACGCGGCATATCGTTGCGCTTCTCGCCCCACGCCACCTGGTCGTTGACGACGTAGGCATTGACCGTTCCAGCGCCCCCCAGGCTAACGGCATCAATCCAGCGATCCGCAACCAGGTCATCAATGGCACGCTGGACCGTGCGAACGTTGCATTTCATCATCTTTGCCAGGGTTTTCTGATTCACAACAACGGCGTTCTGTGCGCCCATGTTCGCCACCAGCTGGTGCATAAGCGCAGCGGCCCTAGGGCTGGCCATTGCAAGCGCACTCCATGCCTCATGCGCAGCCCGCTCAGTTTGAACCCACGTCTTAGGGCTGGTATCTACAGGGGCGCCAAGTTTTCGCATTGCAATCCTCAAAAAGCTCAAAATCTGTCGTAGGGGTATGACACGCTGCGTACTTTTTTTACGCCCGCTGTCAAATAATTTACATCGTGAGTCATTGTAAATAACTAGACAGCCGATGTAAATAGTTTGACAAACCTACGACATACAAAGTCGTAACCCTACGACACCTAGGTGTCGTACCCCCCTGTCCTAACCTATTGATTTTATTGATGTTTTTTTCGCCCCTCTAGATCAAGGGTTTTTTCTGCTTTTACCGGGGATGGGGCGAGGGAAGGTCCACCTTCCCATGCGTAAGGTGTTGCTGTTTTCCTGCGCGAAGCGCCATTTTAGGCCGCCTGTGTGACTATGAAAGAAAAGTGACTACACCGCTTCGCGGCGTACAAGGACCGCGAGGGCAAGCCCTCGCTGGAGAACTGAACTACCCGCAGATCATCGGCTAAGGGCATCGGGCAGACCTTCGCCGGGATACGCCCCTCGCGTCCCTTCGGGCCGCGCCCGCTACCACGGCGGGGGGCTACCGGCTCACCCCAGCGGGCTACGCCCTTGGGGCTTCGGGCACCTGCCCTCCTACACGCTGGCCCGAAACCCCGCGCCCTCTCGGGACGCGGCGGCCAGCTTGTTCCCTCTTCGCATGCGAGGGATAACCCCGTTTGCCAGATGCTGGCCCTATTTCGACCGCTGGCCAGCGCGTGGGCCTGGTTTCCCATTCATGGGAAAACCTCCTGTAACGCAGCCGGCGCAACCCCGGAGGGGCGCGTCAGCGTCGCGCGCAGCGCGATTGCGACCGGAACCAAGCGCCGGCGGGCGCGCGGTAGAGCTGGGCGTTGGCGTAAATCCATGTCAGCGGCGACGGCCGGTTATCGCGGGCTGCATAACCGCGACGGCAATGGCCCGTGGGCGCGCTAGAACGCATCAGGCTGGGCGATCTGCTGCGCGCTCGGCCGCAACCATCCTGCTCACCCCAAAGCGCTTGTAGGTCCTCTGGCGGCCTCCCAGGGGGTACACCTTTCCGGGATTCCGCAGGCCCCTCCACGCC